GGATCCAGCGAAAACCGCAGCAGCACAGGCCCAGTCCAATAAAGAGACGGCCATTGCTCAGTACGGTCTCAATGCCACCAACCAGGTAACGCCTCAAGGCAACCTGACATATACCCAGATTGGCAAGTGGGAAGACGGTACGCCGCGCTATCAGGCTACGCAGACGCTCTCTCCCGAGCAACAGAAGCTCTATAACCAGAGCACGCTTCTCGGCGGCAAGCTGAATGACCTCGCCATCGGTCAGACAGATCGTCTTAGCGGCGTCCTGGGGCAGCCAATCAACCTCAGCAATGAGGCCACAGAGTCCCGCCTGATGGAACTCGGCCGTAAGCGCCTCGATCCTCTCATGGCACAGCGCAAGGCATCGACGGAAGCGGACCTGATCAACCGCGGCATTCGTCCCGGCACGGAAGCCTATAACCGAGCCATGACCTCAGTGGGGCAGCAGGAAAACGACGCCTACAACGAATTGCTGCTCAAGGGTCGCGGCCAGTCTGTTCAGGAAGCACTTGCAGAACGCAACCAGCCCATCAACGAGATTTCCGCCCTCATGAGCGGCGGTCAGGTTACATCTCCCCAGTTCGTCAATACGCCTCAGCCTGGCGTGAACGGAACGGACGTGGCCGGCATTACGAACAACGCCTACCAGCAGCAGATGGCCGGCTATCAGTCGAAAATGTCCGGTCTTCTCGGACTCGGCACGGCTCTAGGCGGCTGGATGTTCTCGGATCGGCGCCTGAAGAGCAACGTTGCTCGCGTCGGAACGCATCGCCTCGGTATTGGGATCTACGAATATGACATCTCCGGTCGTCGTGAGCGGGGCGTTATGGCGGATGAAGTTGCCCGCGTCATGCCGGGTGCTGTCCGTGAGCGCGGTGGCTACATGCAGGTTAACTACGACATGATCGGGGGCGTCTGATGGCTATTCTTGAGGCCGTATTCGCTGACAAGGCAGGGCAGACGCCGCAGGAAGTCGAGCGCCGCCGTAGGATGGCGCAGGCTCTCCTTGATGCAGGCTCTGGAGGCAAGGCTCCTAGCTCTGGCTTGGAATTGGCAGGCCGTCTGGCAATGACGCTTACGGGCCAGTATCAGGCTGGTAAGGCTGAGAAGCAGGACGCTATCAACCGTTCAGCAGCCAATAGCGCCTTGATTGATGCTGTTTATGGCACGTCTCCATCATCGTCTGGAGGTACCCCGTTCACCACGAACGCCCCCGGTGCTGGTGAAACTGTTTCAGCCCCATCGAAGCCGATCAACATGGACGGAAACGAGGTTTATAACCAATTCATCACCACGGCACGTGAAGGCGGCTTGACAAACCCGTATGGGCTTGCGGCTCTCGCGGCTACAGGTAAGGCAGAGAGTGGATTCAGCCCCGGCAACGTCAATCGGACGTGGAGCGATCCGAGCGAAAGCGGTCAGCCTGGGCGCGCTGGCGGCATCCTGTCTTGGCGCGGTCCTCGCTATGAAGCTCTTGCAGCTACCGGTGATCTATCTCCGGCAGGTCAAGCGCGCTTCTTCCTGAAAGAAGATCCTCAACTAATCCAAGCGCTGAACAACGCGAAAAGCGTCGAGGAAGCGCAGCAACTCATGAACCGCGCTTGGCAGTTCGCCGGATGGAACAGACCCGGTGGCGAGGCTGCAAACCGCCTTGGGTATGCAACCGCCTTCCTCCCGTCGTTCCAAGGCCAGTCTCAGCAGGTTGCCAGCCTTGATCCTTCGATCGGCATGCCTCCGCAAAACGCAACCGGCGCCGTCAACGCCATGGCAGCGAATGCGCCTGGGTCATTGTCCGAAGAGGTAGCGGCCTACCAGCAAACCCCGGAGTATGCCGCACGCTTCCCAGGCCGCAGAGTTGCCCCCACCTTCCCAGGTAAACAGGCCGATGACATGGCTGTTGCGGCACTTCCGCAGCCGGTAAACGTCGGCGCGAACCCTGTTCCGCCGAATTCTCAGCCTATGCCACAGGGCATTCCGGCAGAGTTCGCAGGATCGCAGCAGCTTGCCAACGCTCAGGGTGGCATTATTCCAGCTCTCATGGGCGGCACGGCGGCATCTCCTGAACAGGTCGCGCAGGCTCGGGCTCTTGGGAACACACAGCCACAACCGCAGCCACAGGGGCAGGATAACCGGGCTCTGATCGCAACGCTCCTCGGCAATCCATATACCGCTGAGGCTGGCCAGCAATTGCTGATGGCCGAAATGCAGCGCCGGCAGGAAGCTAGCGATCCGATCCGCCAAATGCAGATGGAAGAGCAGCGCCTTAAGTTGAACGCCATGCGCAATCCTCCTCCTGACTACGACATGATCACCGGCAAAGATGGCTCAATCTTCAGGGCCGACAAGCGCACCGGAAATATCGAGCAGGTCTATGGCGGCAAGCCTGACAAGTTCCGCACGCTGACGGATGCTGAAGAACAGCAACTAGGGCTAGACACGTCGAAGGCTTATCAGGTTGGCGCCGACAACAAGGTCGCCCAGATCGGAGGCGGCGGAACGACCGTCAACATCGATCAGAAGGCAGAAGGCGCATTCGACAAGAAACTTGCCGAAAAGCAGGCTGAAACCTTCGACACGATGGCAACGGAGGGGCTGAACGCTCGCGCCGATATCGGGATCATTCAGGAACTCGACACGCTCCTACAAGGTCAAGGCGGCACCCTCTCGGGTATCGCTGGCATTGCGGCCAAGTACGGCATCGGCGGCGAAGGCATGGGCGATCTCCAGGCTGTTCAGGCGCTCATCAACAAGCTTGTCCCGACGCAGCGCGCTCCGGGTAGCGGCTCGATGTCCGACCGTGACGTTGAGCTGTTCACCCGATCTCTGCCGAGCCTTTGGAACGAACCGGGCGGCAACGCGAAAATCCTTCGCGTCATGCGCGGTCTGGCCGAATACAAGCAGGCACAGGGCGAGATTGCCGATCAGGTTTTGACCGGAGACATGTCGCGCCAAGAGGCACGCCGTGCGCTTCGGGCGCTTCCTAACCCGCTTGCGCAGTCTGATCCTTCGCAAGACGTTGGGAAGGTGCCGGAAGGCGTTGACCCTGAAGACTGGAAAGCTCTGACGCCAGAAGAAAGGAAGCTGTGGCAATGACGCCAGAACAGCAGAAAGCCCTTGCTCTGGCGCGAGCCCGTCGCCGTCGTCAGGACGCCGCTCAGGCAGCAAACACGCCAGAAGGGGCTGAGTCCCAGCAGTCCAAGGATCTGCGCTCCGAACTGTCGTCGATGACGCAAAACCCGCAGACGACGCGCTACGATATTCCCTATAGCGCCGGCATGAACTGGACGGATGCGGCAACGGGCGGTCTGGCCAGCAAGGGTGCTTCTGCGCTGAATGCAGCCATCCGGGCCCCATTTACCGACAAGACCTTTGGACAGGAATACGACGAAATCCTTGGCTCGGTTAAGGATGCCCGGGAGCGCTACCAACGAGAGAACCCGCGTTCGGCTGTGGCTTCTGCTATCGGTGGCGGCGTTATCGGTGGCGGGCAGTTGATGGGAGCAGCCGGCAATCTCGCGAGCCGCGCACTGCCGAACGTTGCCAACCGCCTTAATCAGGGTCTGGCCGGGCGCACGCTCACGGATATCCTCGGCGGCGCTGGTTTCGGTGCTGTCTCGGGATATGGCTATGACGAGGGCGTACTGAAGGGCGCTGCAATCGGTGGTGGCCTTGGTGCTATAACCCGTCCACTTCTCGCCGCAGGCGGTTCTGTCATCAACTCTGTCGGCGGTCTCATGGGTCTCGGCAATCAGGGCAGGGCGCAGACGGCTATTGCCGATGCTGTGGCTCGATCCGGCCGCTCGGCTCAGGATATCAGCGATGAACTCGCTCGCGCGGCCGCAGCTGGCCAGCCAGAGTATATGGTTGCTGATGCCATGGGCAATGCTGGTCAGCGCATGCTGACGGGTGTTGCTCGGTCTCCGGGAGATATGCGGCAGACGATTGCAGAAACGCTTCAGGCACGGCAGGCGGGGCAAGCTGACCGCCTCGTCAACGCAGTATCCGAAGGCTTCAACGCTCCTCAGACCGCGGCGCAGGCGCGAGATGCCATGACGGCGGGTCGTACAGCGGCGGCAAACGCCAACTATGGCGCCGCACGTCGCGCAGCCGGAACCGTTGACCCAACGGGAGCAATTCAGGCGGCAGATGACTTCCTCGGCACGGCAGGAAGCATTTCGCGCACCAATATTGCAGATGACACAGTGGAAGGGGCAGTTCGCAGGGCTCGCAGCTTCCTTACCGACGGCCAGAACATCGTCAATGACTTCGATACGGCTTTTCGTGCAAAGGTTGAACTGGACAGCATGATTGAAAATGCTCGTCCGACCGTCCAGCGCGAACTGATCCCGATCCGAAACGCCCTAGACGACGCTCTTGCCTCGGCGTCTGATCTATATGCTGGCGCTCGTGACACGTTCCGGCAGCAGAGCCAGGCAATTAACGCAATCGATCAGGGCACCGCGGCTTCGTCTAGTCGCGTTCGAGCCGGTGACAGCATCCCTGAATTCCAAGCGATGAATGCAGAGCAACAGGCGGCGTTCAGAACAGGCTATGCAGATCCGATCATCGGTCGGCTTGAGGCTGCCAGCACTTCGCCTACCACGAATAAGGCTCGGCAGCTTCTCACGACCAAGACGGCGCAGGAGTTCCCCGCCTTTGCGGCTCCGGGTCAGGGCCCGCAGCTCGGGGAGCGTATCGCCCGCGAACAGACGATGTTCGAGACAGCAAACGCTGCTCTTGGCGGTTCTCGTACGGCTGACAATCTTTCTGACATCGCTGACGTTGGCGGCTTCGATCCGACGATGATCGGCGCCCTGGCGAGCGGAAACATCAAGTCTGCGGCTCTACAGGCTCTCACGAGAAGTGCAAACGCCCTTTCTGGCAGGAATACCCAGACTCGCGACCTTATCGCTCAGGCATTGATGGAAACTGCACCGACGCGCGCCAATGCTCAGCTTCTGCAAGCTGTTCAGCGGGGCGAAAACCTGTCTCGCATCCAGCAGCAGCTAATCAGGGCGCTTATCACTGGCGGCACTTCAAACGCCATCGCTAACTAAAACGGCCAGCCCACTCGGGCGAAATACAGGCCAGTAACAGTAACTATCCACGGCAGGGCATCCCATAGGGTGCGCTTCGATCCGTGAACTCGCTCCTCCCATGTCCGATCGAAGTCGGGAAGCATCTGCTTCTGCGGCTCGTTCGGATCGTGATCGATCGTCTTCAAGAAATCTCCAAAATCTGAGGTATCCAATGCCCCGCAACGGTTCCGGTGTGGCGAGCATCGTCAACACTTTTACACCATTGACGACCGCCGACGCAAATCAGGTGAACGCGAATTTCACCGATGTAGCGACGATGATCACGGATTCTCTGCCCCGAGACGGCCAGGCCGGGATGACTGGGCAGTTACTTGCCATCTCTGGCGCGACCGGGGAACCAGGAATTTCGTGGACGGCGGATCCTGACACGGGTATCCGCAGGCCCTCTGGAAATGAGATGGCCCTGGTGTGCGGTGGCACTGATATCTTCTCCGTATCGACCACAGTGGCGACATCTACCGTCCCCGTTGCCGTCAATGACGCCCCGACAACCGGAGACCACCTCACCAACAAGACCTACGTGGACGCGCAAAACGCCATTTGGTCTCCCATAGGCAAAGTTGACATGTTCGCGGGTAACTCGGCCCCTACTGGTTGGCTTGAGTGTGACGGGGCTGCCGTGTCCCGCACTACATATGCCGCCCTCTACGCCGTTATCGGCACTGTTTGGGGGGCGGGCGACGGATCGACAACCTTCAACGTCCCAGATCTCAGAGGTGAGTTTGTCCGAGGCTGGGATCATGGGAGAGGCATCGACGCAAGCCGAGCCTTCGCTTCCGCCCAAGCGGACTCGATCAAGTCTCACGCCCACCCACTGACCGACTTTAAGCTTGTCAATGCTGACATTATCCAGCCGCCACAGACAGGCTCAGAAATTTCCAAGGCCGGCCCAGGGAGTGCCGTAGACACCGGATCTTTCGGCGGCTCCGAAACGCGCCCTCGAAACATCGCCCTCATGTTTATCATTAAGACTTAAGAGGTCACACATGCCCAGAGACAACAGCGGCGTTGTGACGCTGCCGACAAACGATTCCTCCCCGGCTGCCCCTCGCAACGTCATCCGATCATCAGATTTTAACGAGCTGATGACCGACATTTCCTCGATGATGCAGGACAGCCTTTCCCGATCCGGCAAGGGAGGGATGACCTCAGATCTAGATCTTGATGGCAACGACCTGCTCAACCCTGGGAATTTCGGCCTTTTGGTCAAAACATATTTAGACACTCTGCCGGTGGTGAACGACGGCAACATATCAGGCCTCTCTGCTGGCGACTACTACTTCAACGGCGGTTTGCTCGCCAAAGTCCTCCCGTAAATAGGTAAAATCACCATGAAATCTGTACGCTTCGCGCTCGCGGCGTTGACGGCGCTTGCCTACTCGTCTGCTGTTTTTGCCCAGCAGTTGCCGTCCCCGGCATTCAACAACCTGACGGTCAACGGCAATCTCAACCTGCCCTCCAAGTCGGCGAACAACTTCTTCGCCGCCCCGGATGGCAGTTCGGGCGCTCCGACGTTCCGCCCGCTTGTTGTGGGTGACATGCCGGCTGATATGTCGGCTATCGGTATCACGTCCCTTTCGCAGGCGAAGACGGCCGCTCAGTGGATCACCTATGTTGGCGGCAACGGCATCATTCCCGGTTGCGTTGGCAATGGGATCGCCGATGATACGACGTGCCTCACGGCGGCGATGACGGCGCGCCCCTTTGGCACTCTCCAGCTCGGCAACGGTATCTATCGCATCACCAGCGGGATCACCATTCCGGCAGGCCTGACGGTTCTCGGCAACGGTGGCGGTGGTGGCCAGTACGATTTCACCTGTGATGTCGGTATCCGCGTGGCTGCCGCTGGCATTAACGCAATCACGATGTCGGCCGGCTCGAAGCTGCTGAACACCTGCATCGACTATGCGACGACGCCGACCAGCAACGCGGCGGTCTTTGCGGGCGCCAGTGCAAACAGCGTCGTCATTTCCGATGTGCAGATCAACAAGGCGTTTATCGGCATCGACATCACCGGGAGCGGTGGCACGCAGAACGTTGATGGCGTCATCCGTCACAACGTCATCACTCCGCGCAACGTCTCCGGCGCGATGGGCATCCGCGTGGGGAACGCCTCGACGGGCGCCAGCACCGTAGACACGCAGATCCTCGGGAACACCGTTTATTGCTATGACGGTGGCCTTTCCGACGCGATCGGCATGAAGTTCCTCGACAGTGGCGGCTCACTTGTCACGGCTAACGCCGTCTATGGCTGTGGTGTCGGAACCCAGATCTACCCCGGCGCCAACCAGGCAGCCATCTGGAACTACTTCACCGGGACCGTGGTCGGCGACACCAGCAAGACGAATGACCTTTACATCAACACCTTCGCGGCCTCTGCTCAGGTGCGTGGCAATCAGTTCGCTGGTTCGTGGACTTCGAGCGCCGCCGCTGAGGCCGTCTACATCGATAACAGCGCAAGCGGTGTCGTCTACGGCAACCACTTCGTCGGCCACCGTGCTTACATCTCCACCAATCAGACCGGGTTCCGCGTTCGTGGCGGCGCTAAGTTCTCGCTGGACAGCAGCACGGTATGCGCGGGCGCCACCAGCACCGGGACGGCCGTTCTCATTGAGGCCTCGGCCAGCGATAGTGCTGTGCGGGGCAACTCGATCGGCGTCTGCGATAACGTCGGCGGCGGCACGCTGACCAACGGGATTTCGATCACCCAGAGTTCATCAAACCTTGTTGGCGTCGTCGCCAATAACTCGATCATCGGGACGACGAACGCCTTCGTCTACACGCCGACTGGTGGCAATGCGACCTCTGCCATCATCCACGACAATCTGGGCGTTGATAACGCCGGGGGCGCCGTCACTGGCGGGACGACGATCACCTTGCCGGTGACGAAGTTTGTCGTCGTGAACGGCCCGGCGACCGTGACCACCATAAACGGCGGCTGGTCATCCAGAGAAGTCACGCTGTCGAACAATGGCACGATCACCTACAACACTGGCGGGAACATCTGCAACGCTCTCTCCGGCGCATCTGGAACCCTGACAACCGCCATTTATGACGGTAGCTCTGCCTGCTGGCGCCTCAAATAGGAGTTGCGGCGCCAAAACCTCGCTTATAGTGTGCACGCCAGTTTCTTTTGGGAGAGTTGGCGTGCAGGTTGAGGAAATCATCAACAAATACCGAGTGGCAGAAGGATATATCGAGACCCCGGAGGGTTGCTGGACGAACTTCCTCGGCCTTCACACCAAGACGGATCTGTTCGTCGGCGGCGAGAAGCATAACGGCGAGTTTGTCCACAGGATGCCGATCCCTGATGATGGCTTCTATGGTGGCGCTTATGAGCACGCCACGCTCCTGACGGCGATCGATATCCGCCGAGGCCATCACAAGTTCACGGCTGTAGAGCTTGGCGCTGGCTGGGGACCTTGGATTTCAGCTGCCGGCGTTGTCTGTGCCCGCGCTGGCTTCCCGAATATTCATCTTGTCGGGGTCGAAGCGGACGCTGGCAAGTATGAGCGCATGCGGGAGCATATGCGGATTAACGGCGTCGATCGTCGCTGTGATGTCAAGTTGATCCGCGGGGCCGCATGGGAAAGCGACACTACGCTCTCGTTCCCGAAGACAGAGGCGCTCGACTATGGCGGCTCCCCGACCGAGAGCAAGGGGAACACTGACTATCGCGGCAAGGAATACGAGACCGAGGAAATCCCGGCGTTCTCCTTCCAGACGATCTGCCGGGATCTCGACATCATCGATTTTGCTCACTGGGATATCCAGGGTGCAGAGTGGAACGTGGCGCAGAGCTGCAAGGACTTCCTAGACGAGAAGGTCCGCTTCATGTTCATCGGCACCCATAGCCGATACATCGAGGGCAATCTGCTGAACATGTTCTTCGAAATGGGTTGGGACGTGATGCACCAATCACCGTGCAGCATGCTCTACGATCGCAACAGGGCAAATCTCGTGGCTATGACTGCCCAAGACGGGACGATGGCTCTCCGGAATCCCAAGCTCGCCTGACCAGGCCTCAAGTACAACAGACGCACTCTCAGCCCCGCCATCGAGCGGGGTTTTTCTTTGCCATCATCAAAGGTGAACCATGAACAGAGCCGCGTTCTACGCAGCACTGCGCCGACGCACGTCTGGCGTATTCGGAACTAGCTTGTCCACGAAGCAGGTTGCTGGCATCGAAGCCATCATCGATGAAGCCGAACGGCGCGGCACGAGCCTCTTTCACCTAGCGGCCATCCTTTCGGAAGCGTATCACGAGACGGGCGGCCAGATGGAGCCTGTCAAGGAAACCGTCTACGCCAGCAGCAAGGACCGGAATCCTTCTGACGCAACGGTTATCGCTCGCCTCGATGCTGCGTTTGCTAAGGGGAAGTTGCCTTGGGTGTCGAAGCCCTATTGGCGCTCGGGATGGTTCGGCCGAGGACTTATCCAGCTCACCCACGAGGCCAACTACGACAAGTTCGGGGTGACGAAGGAATCTGCCCTCGACCTCAAGACCTCGGTGCGGGTCATGTTCGACGGCATGTCAAAGGGCCTGTTCACCGGCAAGAAGCTGTCTGATTACGATTATCTCGTGACCAAGACGCCGGCAGTGCCAGGCTTCCGATATTACGCCTCCCGCGCCATCGTGAACGGCGACACAGCCGCGAACGGGGCGAAGATCGAGGAATACGCCAAGGCCTTCGAAAGCGCTCTCAGAGAAGCCGGTTACAGGCAAACCGCGCCCATCCCCACTCCCAAGCCTGAACAGCCCGTCAATCCGGAGCCGCAGCCGGCGCCAAGCAAAGGCGGATTCGCAAGGCTTCTCGAAATCATCCTCAACATCATCGCGAAATGGAGAGCCTGATGGCTGCCGTCATTGCCCGCATCATCCTGCGCTATGGGGCCGGGTTCCTCGTCGCAAAGGGATTACTTGCTCCAGAGGCCGGGGCACAGCTTTCCACGGACCCGGATATGCAAATGCTTCTGCAGGTAGGAGCGGGCGGTGTGGCCTTTGTGGTATCCGAGGGATGGTATTTCTTCGCTCGCCGGATGGGCTGGGCGAAATGATCGGTCTTCTCGACATTCCTAAGCTTCTCGCCGCTATGGCGCTTGGCATGGTCGTGGCTGGGCCTATCGCCTACTTCCAAGGCAAAGCTCACCAGCGCCAGGCTATGGCCGTCGAAACCCTCGAATCCTCCGTCAAGATCCTCCGCAAGAAAGGCGAGATCGATGCGCAAGTCTCTTCTTCTGCTGCCTCTGATCTGTGTGCCTCTTATGGCCTGCCAATCGACGACGAAAGGGAATGCGTGCGACGGCTTCAAACCGCTGCGGCCGAAACTGGAGACGACGGTCTACATTCTCCAGAATGATCGCCCCTTTGCGAACGACGTAGCCGCTCACAACCGGCTTCTCCAAACCCTCAAGTGCAACAACTAAAGGACATCTCATGCGTTCCATGGAAGAAATCGTAGCAGCCGGTGTAAAATGCCAAGCGGCAATCGATAAGCACCTCACGGCGGCTTATAAAGAGGCTCTGAAGTGCGCGAAGATCACCGAGAAAGGTGTGGCTGCCGGGATGGTGTCGAAGGCCATCGCCGCCAAGACGATCATTGCAGACGCACGATCGATCCCAGGTCAGATTGCACTGGTTGCCGCGGCGGCTGCTCGCTTGCATGCTGAACAGACCCGTATTTGCCAAATGAACGGGGTTGATACCCCGGCTCCGGCATCAGTAGGCGGCGTTGAGATCAGTCCCATGGGCGGCGGAGGGCGATAGCCTATGAACCAATACGAAGTGGCTCTCCTCATTAGCGCGATGGTAGCCGCATTCCTTGCCCGGGGTCTCCCTCGGGCTTGGCTCTGGATCGCTATCGGCGCCCTGTCATTCGTCGTTTCAGCCACATGGTGGCGGCTTGGGATGCCGTATCACCCAGCTGCGACACTCGCCTGTGATGCCATGGTTTGCCTGGCCGTTTACTCTTTGGCCCGGGAAGAATTCGAGATCTGGATCTTTAATTTGTTCCGCTTGTCCGTCCTAGTCAGCCTCCTGAAACTTTTTGGCGTAATTCAGGAGAATTGGATATACGCAGCAGCCTTGGAGTGTGTTAACTTCGCTGCGTTACTACTGCTGGGTGGTACTGGAATCTTGGCGGGGACTGCCAATGGAGGTCATACTTTCGGCTCTTGGTTTGGCAGTCTTCGTAGGGTTGGGGTGTCTTTGCGTTCGTCTAGAAAAACGCCTCCGTGGTTCTCGGTTCCGAGATAGCCGAGATGGAAGATAACCTCATTGCAAAGATCGTCGGCGTCCTTTCGGGCGCTTTCTTGTCTCTCTCGTACGACCCACCGCGCTCTAGGGCTGGATTCTTGCGGCGGGGCGCTTCCAGCATTCTGTTCGGCTGGGTCTTCGGCGAGCCCACCCTTATCTTTCTAGATTGGAAGACTGATTACAACAGCACGGTGGCAGCCTTCTGCCTGGCGTCTATGGCCTCATGGTCGGCGATCGGCGTGCTTAAAAGAGTGGTCGAGGCGTATAAGAGAGAAGGCTAACGATCAATCCAAGACCACGATCTGCCCACCTGAATCGAAGAGATATGCGCCTGTTTTACCCCATATCTTTGTGCGGTATCTTCTTGCCTCTCCTTTCCTTTCAAGGCGATGATTTCTCTCACCTCTTTTTCCGTTAGTTTCGCATTTACGTGTCGTTCCCCTCGCATGTCTGTGCCATGAACAATTCGGTCAGCTTGGTTTTCGGCAGAAGTTTTCCAAGAGAGGTGCCTTTTCGTTACGCACCCAAGATGCCCATTGCCGCAGGAGTGAGCCGCCTCGTGCTCAGGGGTTGGCGGTGGGCCATTCTCCTCCTCGCAAGCCATTCTGTGCACTGACTCTAATTTAGAACCGATCATTATCCTTCCATAGCCGGCGCCCGTAGCGTAGGGCCATTTAAGACATTCATCGCCATCATATTTCAAGACAACTTCCTTGTAGAATCTCATAGGCTCGCCTTTTGATGGCCTTAAGACCGCGTCAACGGAGCCGTATTTACTCAAACGTGTCTTGTGCTTTTGGCAATGGATGGTGCTTCCGCTCTTAGTCCAGTGAGCGTTGCCATTGCAGCCTGGAACGGCGCATGCCCTGAATTTATCGGCCATTGAACCTCCTTGCCTTCAGGTTCAATGAACCTGTTGAGAAATACGTAAACGCGGCCACTAGGACCGCGCAACGTCTTGATAAACAAGGAAGAAGGATGGTGGGCGTGACAAGGATCGAACTTGTGACCCCTACGATGTCAACGTAGTGCTCTCCCGCTGAGCTACACGCCCATCCGATGTCGGCGCATAGACCAC